ATGAGCCGCACTCGTCGGACGACGAGTGGATGCCCGACACCGTGACCAACCTGCCCCGAGAGGAAGCCATGACCGCTGAGCCGCATACTGAGGAACGACCCGACCAGGGCCAGGACGACGCCTTTGCAGCCGTGCCGAGGCCGATTCAGCGGCAGACGTGCCCTCACTGCCGAGGGACGGGGAACGTCTTGACCACGAACGACCTCTTGCGCGAGTCGATCGGCCTGCTCGGCGACGCCGGCGACGAAGTGATGGCCCTGTTCTATCGCAACCTGCTCGACGCCGCGCGGTACCTCACCCCGCTCTTCCCCCCCGATCTGACCGACGAGCAGTCGACGGGGCCCGGGCGGATGCAGCGAGACAAGCTGCTGGGAGCACTGGTCGCGGTGTCGCAGACCTATGACCCGGACCGTCCGGAGCAGATGGAGATCCTGGATCGCCACCTGGAGACGTTCGGCCGCTCGCACGCCGCCTTCGACCGGGGGAACGGTCGGATCCAGGGTGCGACGTTGGCCGAGTACAACGCCGTCAAGGTCGTGCTCTTCAACACGCTGCACGACGTGGCCGGCGACGCCTGGCTGCCGGAGTACGACGACGTCTGGTCGGAAGCCTACGACTATGCCGCCGGCGCGATGCTCTTCCACGGGATGCGCTCGGGCTTCACGTCGGCGAGGTACGCGCGGCCTTGAGCGCGACGAACGCCGAGCTGGCGGAGAAGATTCGCGAGGCATGCAAGAGCCTCGACGTCGAGGTCATCGTCTATCTCATCCCCTGGCAGATCGTCGTCAGGCCGAAGCCGGGGGTGGCGGTCCCGATTCCGGCGGACCGGACGTAGTTTGACCATCCGTTGAAAGGGCGACCCGGGCACGTTCGGGTCGCCCTTCCCTTGCGGTAACTACAGCGCGCGCTGTAGTTTTGTGGGCATGACCGCACCGAACGACAATCCCGTACCGACGTGGGCCAAGGTTGTGGCCATCGCCGCGATCATCGTCCTGGCGCTCTTTCTGCTCGCCCTGATCGTTCCGCTCGCCATGAAGCTCGTGATCGCCGTCTGGTCCTTCTGATGTCGCCGCTCGCCGCATCGCACAGCGACGACCCGCGGATTCAGGAGCTGCTCGACGCCCTGCGCGAGCATGGCTGGCAACTCGCGCACATCCTGGACGACACGGCCGTGCTCAACCACCCGGACCGCCCCTCGGCTTCGATCGTCTTGACGGTCGACGTGGAGCGGACCGATCGGATCGCCAAGGTCGATATCAACGGCCAGACGATGCCGATGGCGTGGGCAACCAACCTGATCCGGAGGTCCTGATGACCGCCGAGAATGTCGGGACCCATCACGTCGTCCGCGACGGCTCGCACTGGCTGTGCCTGCATTGCAGGACGACGTGGCCGTACCCTCGGCCGATCGCCCAGTTGCCCAAGGTTCCCTGCGTCCCCAAGAAGTGGAGCGAATGAGGCTCTTCCGCCGCATGCAGCCCGAGCCACCGATGCGCTGCCAGCACTGCAACGACTCGATCAAGCCCGTCAGGGCCAAGATTCGCCCGCTCTACCGTGGCACCGACGGGATGTACGTCTGTGCCGTCGACGGGCTCCTGTACCACCATCCGATGCCGAGCGTTCTCGGCTGACCAGGAAGGCTCGCCATGCAAGAGCAGTTTTGGGAGTGCCGCAACGTACTGAAGCTCGCCAGCGACCTGATCGATGTCGAGGGACTCGCCAAGGGGTCGATGTACCGGGCCGATCAGGGCTACTGCTCTGTCGGGGCGATCTCGTTCGCCGCGACCGGCGCCGTTCCGGAGAGCATGAACCCGGGCGAGCTTCGTGACCCGCTTGCGCAGCAGACCGTGGTCGCGCTGCGTGCATACCTGCAAACCGCTGACATGTGGGGATTCGCCCATCACGACTCCTTCGGACTCGCGTATCCGGTCGATTCGGTCATATCCTGGAATGACTACACCGCGACGAAGGACGAGGTCGTGTCCGCGTTCCGGTCTGCGGCCCAGTGGATCGAGAGCGTGGATGCCTGACGAGCAGGGCCGCCTGTTCGTGGAAGATATCTCCATCGAACTGGGCATTAAGGCCTCGGACTGGCGGGCCCGGGTCTCCCGCGGTCACGCTCCCGTGGCCGACGGTTACGTGGTAATCAACGGCCGCGCCCGCCCCGTCTGGAATCGGGAGACGCTTGACAAGCATCTTGCCCGGCCGGCTCGCCGCGGGCCGACAGCCGCGATGGAAGTCGATTGACCGTGCAGCGAAGAGCCCGCCCCGGAACCGGGGCGGGCTCTTCTGCGTTCCGATCCTAGGGGGTGCGAGCGGGCACCGGTTCCGGCGCCAGACCCACCGCGGGGTCCGCGCTCGCGCCCTTCTTGCCGATACCAAGGGATATGACGCTCGTGACCAGGGACAGTACTGCGGTGATCCCGCCGAAGCCCAGCGCCTTCCAGAAGTCCAGGTGGACGATGTTGGCCAGGTTGATTCCCTGGGCCAGGGCGACCGTCGCGGCCCCCTGAACGAACGACTTCAGGAAGCGCTCGAAGATGTCCCGGCCAACCGGGATCTTGCCGGCAAGTGCCATGGTGGTTGCCTGCTTTCTGATCAGAGCGGCCGGCGGGACAGCCCCGCAGGACGTGGTGCGACGGGACGCGCGCCGCCCGGCGCGAGGGCCCGCACGAGGCCGAGGGAGAGTATGACGCCGATGACGCCCGGCAGGGCCACCGGCAGGGCGACGAGACTGACCGCCAGCACCTTGGCCAAGTCCCTGCCGAACTGGCGCCCGTACGACCGGCGCGGGTTGAACAGGGCACCCCACCGAACGCCGGTCCACATGATCCAGCGCGTAGACCATGGCACCCCGAGGTCTTGCATGACCCGCCGGAAGATCCCGTCGGTGTCCCGCGAATTCGCCGGTGGCCTGCCTGCGTTGCCGACGTCGCTGTCGTCCACGCGCTGCCAGTCGGCCAGCGAGACGAGCAGCCAGTCGTGCAGCACGGCGGCGCGGGTGTAGGCACCGTACGGCGAGACGAGCCAGTGCAGGACCCGGGGGACGGTCGCGAAGTCCGTGACGAATCTGGTCGGGACGACAAAGGTGTCACCCTTCGTACCCGTCCAGATCAGCGGAATCGTCAGCTCCCACGTCGTCGCGGTGCGCGCGCGGATCGACAACTCGGAATCGAACATGCTCTAACTCTCCCAGATCCGATGGTCATCCCGCTTGCTGCTCCGCGATGATCTCAGCGGCGACGGCCTGATACATCTGCGGGACCTGCGTGTTGATAGTGCCGCGCGGGATGCCCGCCGAGAAGAGCCGCTGAACCAAGGTCTTGATGACCGTCCGGGACTGCTGGTTGATCCAGCCGCCCTTGCCGGTCAGCGAGTCGACGAACTGATCCACCGGGTCCACGTCGCCCTGCATCACCCATTCCCACGCCCCGGCGGTCTGCCGGCTGAATCCGTTCTGGCCGAGGAACTTGCCGCGTCGGGGCAACGGGATCTCGTTCCTGCTGACCGCGACGACCTTGCCGCCGTACGGCTGAGTCTCGATCGGTGAGCCCAGCGCGGCGTCATAGATGAACGTGACCGGCACGAGGTTGCTCAGATTGTCGCCGTCTGACTGTGTCATCGCATCCCCTACGCCTGCCATGGTCCGTAGACCGCTGTCGAGTTGGCTGCCACCGCGTAGCCCCGGTACTCGTACTCGGTGCCGGTCACCGTGCGCCAATCCAGATACGTCGATCCGCTGATCACGTTGGCGTTGATCCGGATCCCGTTGTCGTCGTTAGCCGCGAACAGCTGCATGTCGTCGACGTAGACCGTGTCGCCGACGGCCGGCGTACCGATCTGCCCGATCGCCAACCGGACCCCCGTGGCGGTGGACGGCGACGCCGCGGCGAAGAAACCCCAGATCCATACCGTCGCCACGGGGGTGAGGTCGCGGATCGACTCGGAGATAAGCGAACTGCCGACGTCGAACCATTGGAGCTTCATCCGGACGGTCTTGTTTGCGGTGGTCGACCGGAACCATCCGCGGGCTTCCCACCGGGTGCCACCGGTGAGCGGGTAGATCGCAGTCGTCTGCACATACGGGGTCGCGGCAGCACCGGTCGGGGTGCACAGCAGTGACCCGACACCGGAGTGCGCGAACGCCGTGGACCGTACCGCGGACGTGTAGCCGACGTTGGTCCAGTCGTTGGCGTTGACCTCGAGCGTGGGGTTGGCGTTGGTCGGCGTGACGGTGACGACCGACCGGCGCCACAGGTCCATCTGCACGGTTGCTGGCTGCGTACCGGTGGCGGCCGGCTGGGTCACCGTCACGGTGATACCGCCCTGGGCCGGCACGGATGCCAGCGCGGTGATCAGCGGTGCGACCGGCTCAACGAAGTCGACGGAGAACGCCACCGTGCGGGTCACGCTGGTCAGCCCCTCCGCGTTGCGGGTCTGCAGCGTCAGCGACCCCGAGAACCCGTCCGGGAGCACCAGCGGCACGTCGTAGCTGAGGATCGACGGGGTCAGCGGCGTCGGATCGCTCAGGAACCCGGAGTCGCTCACGACGGCGCCGGTGGCCACATTGGTCAACGTGACCCGGTACGACGCCTGCTCGGTGACCGTCCAGGTCGCCGTGACGATGCCCGAGTTGAGGATCTGGGCGGCGGTCGGCGCGGTCAAGGTCGGGTCGACGCGGGTGGACGGGATGATGGACAACCCGGCGGAGTACGCGGCCGACGGCAATCCGCCGGCATCCCACGTGCGGACCTTGTAGACGTGCGCCGGGTCGGCCGCCCCGCCGGCGCCCAACCACTGCGCGGTGGTCAGGGTCACCGCGGTCGTCGCCGACGCATTCTGCGTCTCCGTGACCTGCCAGGTCGAGTCGGAGGTACGCCACCACTGGATGGTGCCGGCGCCGATCTGCCGCTGCAGCGCATACGTGCCCTGCGTGTCAGTGGTGTTCGGGTCGTTGAACACCCAGTCGAGAGTCAGGCTGGAACTGACGTCGAAGGCCGCGCCGGACTGGGTCGGGGTGGTGCCGGTGCCGTAGCTCCACGTCGGCTGGCTCGGTGCGAAGTTGACGCCGAGGATGACGTTGGAAACGGTCCACGGCGTGCCCGCGCCCGAGGTCATGTAGAAGTCGTACTGGTAGGCCCCCGCGGTTCCCCGCCGCACGCTCCATTCCGAGGTGACCGGCGCGGTGGCGCTGACCAGGGTCCATGCCCCCCATGTGGCGGTGGCCCGGATGTAGTCGACGTAGTAGACCGTGGCCGCGCTGCCGCCGACGGCGAAGATTCGCAGGTCTCCCGTGATGTGATTCCAGGACTGCACGATGCTCTGAATCGTGGCGCCCTGCGGGTGCACGGGGGTGGTCCGCTTCGTGGTGGACGTGTTGGACTGGTTGCGCTCGAACACGTCCAAGGTGGCCAGGTTCGCCGGGTTCTGCGAGATCATGACGTACCGTGATCCGTCCCACCGTCCCGGCATGTCGCGCACCGTCGAGCGCCCAGACGCGATCAGCGTCGCCGATGCGGGAGACGTCCATCCGGTCTTGTATCCCTGCCAGGCGAGTTTGATCAGGTACATCCGGTCGAAGATCTGAGCGCATATCCACAGGTTCGGCGTGGTGCTGGCAATGCCGTCGCCGTTGTGCTCGACGTCGATCGAGACCGTGATCGCCGTGTCGTTGCCGGAGTTCACGTAGTGCCGGGTGTTGATGATGTGGTTGTCGTTGACGTACGTCGTCAGCACCGCGTCGTTCTTGATGGAGACGCAGTTCAGGTCCCACCCGGACGCTCCGGTCCCGTGATATGCGGCCGCGGTGATGACCGCGAACGTGCCGTCGGGGTTGCGCTGAGGGAAGAGGCTCGCGCCGTAGAGGTACGCCTGCGGGGTGCCGCTACCGCCGGACTTGACGACCAGCGTTCCGGGCGACAGGTCCGCCGTGCCCGATGAGATCGCTATCCGCTTGTAGATCAGCCGGTCCACCGACCCGTTGTTGTCGAGCCAGCACAGGTGCATGTGCTGGCCGCCCGAGTCGATGCGCATCTCGGCGAGCGAGTAGACGTTGGTCGCCGAGAACGTCCCCTGGGACCCCCACGACACGCCGCCGTCGGTGCTCTTGTACACGGCGATCGTGCTGGTCGCCGTCAGGAAGACGATCCACAGTGAGTTGTCGACCGGGTTGCGGTCCATCGCCGACGTCGGCGGGTACGGTAGCGCGTTCCCCGCCCCGACCGTGGTCGTCGTGATCGTGGCCATCAGCTCATCGCTTCCTGAACGCGCGTCGAGATCGAGTCGTTGGAGTCGGTGGTCATCGTTCCGGTGCCGGATGTCCGCAGCCACCGCGCCGTGCCGGTGTACGACCCTGCCGCAAGCGCGCCCGTCGTGATCCACCCGGAGTAATCCGCGTGAGCGTTTGCCGTGTTGATCGCCCGGTGGAAGACGTCCTCATCGTAGGAGATCAAGCCGTCGAGCGACGCGATGTGAAAACCGATGTGGAACACGGTGGCGGCGACCGTCGTGTAGAGGGAGAGGGCGACGTATATCCGCAGCACGGTCGCGTCGCGGAGCTTGACGAATGTTATCGACGGAGACGACGGCATATCGACGAACGTCACCGAGGTGGTCGTCCCGGAGGATGCCCACTGGAAGGAACTCACCTGGTCGCACAGCGTCTCCAGCGAGTGGTTGACCGTGATCGTCCAGTCCGACTCGAACTTGACCAGTCCCACACGGTTGCCGACGTCGACGACAACCGACTCCGGGCACTTCACCGGCTGCGAGACGCCCGACGACCCGTCGAAGGTGACCAGGCACCGCGCGCCGGTGGTGTCCCGGCCGGTGACGGTGCCCATCTTGGTCGAGCGCACGCGCGAGTCGTCGATGCGCTCGTCGACCAGCGCGAGGAGGTCCGATCCCATGCCCACCTAGACCACCTGCCAGCTTTGTCCCATGTCGGATCCGTCCAGGTTGAATGACCACTGAGATGCGAGCACGTTGCGTGCGGCGCCGAGCGCGGGATCGTTGACCGCGTACACGTCGAAGTGCCAGGCCAGGGGGAACGGTGCGGTCTCGATCTCGAAGGTGGTCGGGATCTGCATGTCGGCGTCGATCGTCTGCCGCGCGGCGGCGATGAGCGAGTACTGGTCGGCGGCGTCGACGCTGCCGGTCTTCGTGATCGTCCGGCCGCCGCGGGCCTCGACCGACGTCTCGCCTTCGGTGTTGTTGATGAACTCGTACCGGCCGGCGCCGTCGACCGGCGGCGCGGTCTCGGTGTCGCTGCTGCGGTAGAAGACCCACCGGTTCGGCGCGTTGTAGTAGTCGTGCGTCCGCTTGCGACGCTGAGTCAGGATCGTGTCGGCGATGTTCGCGTCCATGGTCCATTCGGGGGCACGGTCGGACGGGGACGTGTAGGTCTCGCAGTGCAGCACACCGTTCCAGTCCGACCAGATCCCGCGGTAACCGACGTACGCGAGCAGCGCGTTGACCGTGGTCAACCACGAGACGTTGTCGTCGAGGGTCCACACCATCGGCGAACTCAGCAGTCTCCCCGCGGCGGTGGCGTCCCGGTCGATCTGGTACTGCGTCACCCCCCGCCCGAGCAGGATCGATTCAACGGCGTCGAGCGGGTCAGAGCCGATGTCGACCGCGTAGGCGTCGCCGATGGGATCGTCGAGGATGGAGAGGATGTCGTACCCGGTCACATCGAATGTGCTGGGAATCTGGCTGAGGTCTTCGATCGGCGTGTCGGTGAAGTAGGCGCCGAGATTGAACCGCATGGTTGTCAGTGCGCTCGCCGTGCTGCTGATCGGCCCGGTCATCAGGAAGTAGGGCCGCACGATCGAGTTGCCCCAGGAGAGCGGCTGCGCCAGCGTGAACGAGGCCGAACCGTGGATGTTGGCGTACGCCGACCGGCTCACCGTGGCCGAGACGAGGAAGTCCGAGACGTCGAAGGCTACCGACAGGTCGAGGTTGAGCAGTTCCATCCCGAAGTCCGTGTCGATCACCGGGGCGTTCTGGATCAGGTAGGCCACCTGCGCGCGGGTAAACCCGGAGCGTGGCCCGTCGGTGGGGGTCTGCATCTAGACCCCCTCGACGACGTCCACGGCCAGCAGTTCGATCGCCGCGACGTAGGTGGCTAGGGTGCCTGAGCCGAAGTTCTCGTCGAGTTCCACAGCGAAGAACGTCCCGTACATCGACTGGCCGCGGTGGTCGCGAGCCAGCACGGTTACGCCGGTCGCCATCCACGCCCGCAGTGTCTGTGCCTGGGTGAGGCTGAGTTCGGCCAGCGAGAACTTCCACGAGCCGGACGCCCCGGTCGAGCCAATCGCGCGCTGCCGGCCGCCGGCGTAGGTGCGGATCGAGCCACCTACCGCGAAAGACTGGGAACGGCCCGGCACGGTCTGCGCGCTGAACATTTCCCCGGTGACCACGTTGGTCATCCAGAGCTTCGACAATGCGACGTTCACCGGGGCCTCTTTCCTACCTGTCGCCCGGCCACCCTGGCGGCGGGGACGGTGGAGCGGAGTCCGGAGGCGAGCGCTCCGCCGATGGCATAGGCCAACGCGGTGATGTCGTCGGGGTGCATCCTGGCCGAGCCGGGCGTTACCAGCGGCTCGGGTGCGCCGGTGCCGTTCATGACCATGTTCATGCCGGGCGCCAGTGTGACCGCCCCGAAGTCGGCCTTCGCGATCTTCGCTACCCGCACGAGGCCGCCGTCGGAGTACGCCGAGCCGATGTTCGCGAACGATCCGACCGCCCGGGCCCCAGGGCCGACGATGACGCCGCGGGATCCGCGGGACTCGAACGGGAGGCCGGCGATGTTGCCGGCCATGTGGCCCACGCTGGCCGACGCCGGCGCCTGCCCGGGGTGCGACCATCCGGCGATCAGTGGGCCGGACCGGTTGCCCTGGTGGAAGAAATTGCCCGGCAGGCTCTCGGTGGAGAACGTGTGAGAGTACGGATTACGGCCTTTTAGGATATTGTACGCGGCACTGACTATACCGGAACAATCGTAACCTCCGGGGCCCGCGCTGGCCCACACGTAGGGTTTGCCGTTCTGAGCCTTGACGAACGACTGCGCGGCCCCGATCTTCCCGCCGAGGTTCGAGCTCGTCCCGCCGAACGTGGTCAGGAAGTGGGTCAGGCCACTGATCAGCTGGTGACCCATCCCGAGCAGCCAATCCTTGATCGTGCCACCGCCCGGAATCAACTTCATAGCCGCTTCGAGCGGAGCCTTGATGAGTTTCGACGGATCCTGCACCGCGCCCCACACGTCTTTGAGGAAGCCGACGAGCCCACCGTCCTTGAAGGCGTAGCCCTCGGACCCGTCGCCCGGATAGTCGGTGATCGGCCGGCCGATCATGTTGCTGACCGCCCGCGCCCCGCCGCGCATCCCGCTGTTGATCCATTGCAACAGCGGCAGCGCCTTCGCCGTGTCCTTGGCGTTGACGATGAACTCGCCGGTAGCCACCTGTATCGGGCCGAGCTTCTTGCCACCAGGGCCGACTATCGTGCCGAGCAGGTTGTCAGTCGCCGACGCCTGCCCCGGGATCCGGCCGCCTCGGGCAAATCCGGGGATCTTCGGAATCTCGGGGGTGTGGAACGTCTTCGCCAGATGGTTGAACCCACCGATCAGCGGGTTGATGACGGCGGTCACTATGAATCGCACCGGTAGCAACGCGGCGTCCTTCATCCCTTGCCATATGGCCTTGATCGCTTCGACGCCGGCTTTGAACAGGCCTGGTAGCTTCTTGCCGATCCAGTTACCGATATTGACAAAAATCGGCTTGATGAAGTCCCACGCACTCGACACGGCGCTGCTGATGGCGCGCCACGCGGGCCCGAAGACGTTCTTCCACAGCCATGTCACGACCGGGCCGAGGGTGTGCTGATAGACCCAGACCAGCGCGGCGATCTCTATCTTGATGGCCTGGATCGCCAGCTTGACCGCCCACATGATCCCGTTCCAGGCAGGGACGATGGCGTTTTTCCACAGCCACACCGCGAACTTGCCGATCTGCTTGATGTCGTAGATGAAGACAGCGATCACCAGTCGCATGACAGCGACCGCGGCTTTGACCGCCCACGAGATCCCCTTCCACACGGGCTCCAGGATGTTGTGCCAGAGCCACAGGGCCACCGGTGCGATGACGTTCTGGAACTCCCAGACCAGCGCGTCGACCGCCGGCTTGATGACCTTCTCCCACATCCACTTCGCGCCCGCGGCGATACCGTGCCAGGCCGCGACCAGGGCAGGCCACGCCGTGTTCACGATCCAGTCGACGGTTGCATGGAAGGCGATCTGCAGCGCCTTCCACACGGCGTCGACGGCGGTCTTGAACCACGACCAGTGCTTGTAGGCGTAGATGACGCCGGCCGTCAACGCGGCGATGGCGAGCACGATCGCGCCGATTGGGTTGGCGTCCATCACGAGGGTGACCGCAGCCCACAGATCGCGGAAGGTGCGGACCGAGCCGAGCAGTTGCACCCAGGCGATGCCGGTCTGGATGGTGGCCCACACAATCGTCGCCACGTTGTTCGCCTTGACCGCCAGCGTGTAGGTGGCCCACGCCGCCGCGGCGATGGCGGCAAACCTGCCGACGTTGGCCAGGTCGCCGGTGTGCTTGCCGATCCAGTCGAAGGTCTTGGACATCTCGTCGGCCAACCCGTTAAGGCCCTTGGTCAGTGGGCCTTTGACCTGGTTGTAGATGCTGATCGCGGCGTTTTCCATCTGGCTACGAACGTTGTCGATCGCCCCACTGAGTCCCTTGTTCTTCGCCGCAGCCACATCTGAGGCCGCACCGACCCGCAGCACCGCCTTGCGCTGCGCCTCGTAGACCGGGGCGCCGCCCTTCATCAACGCGATGACCGCGCGGGAGGCGTCGGCGCCGAAGATCTGAGTGACGGCGTAGGCCCGCTCCTCCTGCGTCATCCCCTTCGTGCCGGTCGTGACCAGACTGATGATGTCGGCCAGCGAACGCATCTTGCCGGCGCCGGTGAAGGCGATGTCCCCGCCGTTCTTCATCGCCATGTTGTGCTTGAGGATCTCGGCCACCGCGGCCTTACGTTCAGCCTTGGATCCGTGCAGGACGGTGTTCTGTTCGGACAGCGAGATCGTGGCGCCCTGCGCGCGCAGGGCCAGTTCTTTCATCAGGTCTTTCGCCTGCTGGGTCGGGCCGGTGAGCTGCAGCATCATCTGCTTCAGGCTCGTGCCGGCGTCGCTGCCCTTGATGCCGTTGTTGCCGAGGATCGCGATCGCCGTGTTGAGTTCGGTGATCGCCTCCTTACTGCCGACCGCCGGGCCCTGAAATGCCGAGAAGACGGCACCGGCCATCTTGAACGAGTTGGAGACGTCCCCGATCTCGACCGACGACGAGTTGGCTGCGGCCGCCAGCTCGTCGACCACAAACGTGGTGTCCCTGGCCTTGAGCTTGAACGTGTTAATGGCGTTGCCGGTGATCTCGGCAGCCTTGCCCTCATCGATGCTGGCCGCCCGGGCAAGCTGCAGGGTCGCCCGGGCGGCGTCCATCGCCTGCGCCACCGACAGTCCCGACTTGGCGAGTTCGGTCATGGCCAGTGCCGCACCGGCCGCGGACACGCCGGGCAGCTTCGTGTCTGCGCCGAGCTGACGGGCCTTCGCCGAGACGATGCTCATCTGAGCGCCGGTCGCATTCGTGACCGATTGGAAGATGTTCAGGTTGTTCTCGTAGGCCATGCCGATCTTTGCGATCTCGCCGATCGCGGCCGCGATCCCGGACGGCACGAGGAACCCGGCCGCGAGCTTGGCCGTGTCCTTGAGGCTGGACAGGATCCCGCTCTTGGCCTTGCTGCCGAAGCCTCGGGCCAGGTTGCTGCCCGCCTTCTCGCCTGCCCTCGTGCTGTCGTTGACGAACTTGCCGGAGGCGTCCCTGAGCTTGCCGTCGGCGCCGCGCTTGAACCCCTGGCCGTACGCCTGCCCGGCCTTGTCGCCGGCCGGGCCCACACCCTGCGTCGCCTGAGAGAAGTCCGGCCGGATGATGAGCGCGGCTTCGGCCAGCGTCTGTACCGCCACCTACCGCACCCCCAACAGGCCGAACAGCTCGGCGTTCTCGTCATCCTGCGCAGAGGCCGGTGGCGGCTCCTGGATCAACCACGCCGCGAACTCGGCAACCGCACCATCGGGGGTCTGCAACTGCGTTCCCTCCTCCACGTGCGGCGCGAGCTGCATCTGAGCCAGCGCGGTCTGCCTGATCTGGGTGGCCTGCACCATGTACGACAGGTCGCAGATCTCGGCCAGGCTCAGCCCGTATTCGCGCTGGACAGATCGACGGTGCGCAGGTCGATCCCCCGGGCTTCGGCTGCCGTGGCGATCTGCGTTGCCATCGCCACCCCGTAGCCGTTGCCCATCGCCTCGAACCTGGCGATCTGCTTGAGGTACTTGTCCCGGTCGGACAGGTCGCCGGCCGGCGGCGATGAGGTAGCCGCCGAGTTCGGCCTGGTTGCGGGCGGCCCATCCGAGGAGTCGGACGGCCGCCCAGTAGGGCGCCCCGTGATCCCGCCGACGATCTGCCAGATGGTGCCCATCAGCTGCTCGACGCCCTGCCGGTTCTTCTTACGCAGCTCCCAGAACCGGGCGAAGTCCTCGGGGTGGACGTGGTTACGCGCCGCGTCCTTGACCATCAGCATCGACTTCGGATCGTTCTTGTCGACGTGCTCGGCGTCGTCCAGGAAATCGATCATGTCGACCTCGGTCACCTCCGGGTTGACCCGGATCCGTTCCCCGAAGTACGTGAAGTCGGCGGAGATGGGTCCCCGCTCGTCCGGTCCAGAAAGGTCGCCGAGATTCATCCCGACCGTGTCCCTCAAGGTCCGCTCGCGGGCGTTGCCCCGCTGTACCTCGCCCTGAATGACTGATATCGGCGACGTCCCCCGACGACCTCTACTGCGTGACATCTTTCGCGCCTCCTACTACTCAGGTCCGCCGTACGGCGACACCGGTAATAAATCTTGAAAGAACTTCGGAAACTACAGGCCGAGTCGGCTCGTACCGGCCGAATACATCTCGAAAATGTTGCCGGACGGGTCGATCTCGAAGCGGAACTCGCACGGGATGACCGCGAAGTCCGGAGCCTTTTTGAACGCCGTCTGGATCTCGTTGACCTGCACGGTCTGGTACATGAAGATCCGGTACGTCGCGTCCAGCGACTGCCACATCAGCGCGGCCCGGGTCTCCGCGCCGACCACCGGCGGAACCCACTTGCTGACCAACGTGGCACCGGAACCCGAGGCCGTGGTCAGTGCGCCGCCGTTGAGGGCACGCTGCATGTTCTTCAGCGTGTAGTCGGCCAGGTTGAACGCCATCGACCCCTGGCGCATCGTCGTGCGCCACTTCACCGGGTCATAGAACTCGGCGACCGAGATCGCCTCGATCGTCTGGCTGTAGGTGAAGGTGTAGCCGGCCTCGGTCGCACCGATCTCGTAGAACGTCACCGACGGGGCGTCGGTGAACTGCGAGCCGGACCCCGTACCGCCGAGGGTCGGGAACGCCGTGGCCGCCGGAGCGTGCCAGAGGAATCCCGGGTCCAACATCAGGAACGGGGTAAGGGTGGTCGGCATTAGTTCTTGTCCTTTCCGGCTGCGGGCTTCGCCGGCACGGTCTTGTCCGCCTTCGACTTGTCGTCGGCCACGATGTCCGCGGCCACCTGACCGGCTGCCGCCTGCCGGGCCGGGTCAGCGCCCGGATCGGCGGCGGGCGTGGTCCCGACAACCACGCCGTGGCGTCCGTCGGTGTCCAGATGGGCCGCACCGCCGCGCGGGTCCAGTGCCGAGGGGTGCAGCTCCGGCGGGCCTGACGCCCGGCGCGCCGCGTGCGGGTTGGCCGCGTGGAACTCCTCGTCGGTCTCGAACGTCTTACCGGCCCGCGCCTGCTCGGGTGTGGCCACCCGGTGCACCAGTTCCTGAGACTCCAGGTCGAAGCGGATCACATGCTCCAGTGGGACCTGCTGGCCCTTACCGAACGCGGGAGTCCCGCCGAGGTAGATCGTGTCGGCCGCGACGAACTGCCCGTAGGCCTCGCGCTGAGCAGCACGGCGCGCCTCCCACGTGGTGATGGCGGCGGGATCTGCCGCTGCCGCGCCGCTCGGGAGACCGGCGGCGTGGCCCTGGGTGAGAGCGGAGCGGGAAAGCTCCATCAGTTCACGATCGGCTTCGGACAACTCGGCCATGCCGTCGATCCCTCCTCTGGTTAGACGTACCGGACCCGCTGAAGCGCGGGCTCGGCGAAAGGCTTCCGCCTGTCTTGGAATCCCATGTAGTAGTGGGCGACGTCCCACGACGCCACACCCACCCATCCCTCAGGGGTCATCAAGACCTGACCCCCGATGGACTGTCTGCCGGCCCCGGTACGCACGGGGGCGTGGTCGCGCATGTCGGCCGCGAGAGCATCGGTCTCCCGGCTCAGGTACTCGTGCAACGCGGCGCTGTGGGACAGCTCCAGGCGCAGCGCGGGATTCGGGGTCACCCGCACGGTCACGGTCTGCGGCATCAG